GAATGCAAGTTCATGCAGGTTCAAGTCCTGTTACCTGCACCAACCCCAAAAACCGCATGAAATCTAAAAAAGCTCAGATTTCATGCGGTTTTTTCTTTGTTTTTTCTCAAAAACATTTTTATGTTTTAAAACTTATTTTTGCAAAATTAAGCCGTTTTTTATCAAAATGCAACACGATATGCAACACGCTCATCACCTATCTGCTAAATCAAGATTTTAAAAAATTTTGAAAAGTATTGATTTTTAAAATCTGCCATGCTATACTAAAGCCATCCGATAGGCTTTATCGGTGTGTCGCGTCGTCCCTACGGGCGGCGGTGTTGGATAGAAATAGTTATTGTTACTTTATTGCAAAAGTAAAAGGCTTGTCAGCATGATGCTCCAAGCCTTTTACTTTTTACAATTATTTCTTTTTTCTGAAAATAAAAAAGGCGCAGAGCCCGCTCGGAAATCCCGGCAGCCTTGCGCCTTTTGCTTTGATTGCAAACTGTTAAAAAATGCCTATTTTGCCATTTTAACAAACAGTTTGCAAATCAATGTGATAATTTATCGGCTTTTTAACATCTTACTCCATCTGGATTGCATCAATGGCCGAGCCGTAAATGCCCGCGTAGCCGTTTGCGCCGGAATTGTACTTGCTTCCAAAGCGCACCCAACCAAGCCAACCGCCGCCCTTGATATGTACGCGGCAGTCTACAAAGCCGACGGGCGTGCGTATCTGTACGCCGTCGATCTGCTCGCCGTAAATGCCCGCGTAGCCGTCTGCACCCGCGCCGCTGTTTTTGATCTCCGGGAGCCAACCGCCGCCCTGGAGATGAACGCGATAATAAATATCGCAGTTTTTGGCATTGATTTTAAGTCCTTCCACCGCCTGTCCAAAGTTGCCCGCGTAGTCCTCGCAGTTTTTTACCTGCGGGAGCCAATGGCTCCCCGCGTATGCGGAATACGTCAGATCGCCCGTGCAGGTGGGCTTTGGCTTACTCGGCTTGGATGTAGGCTTTGACGGTGTGCTCGCCGAACCAAGCTTTGCGTTGACCTTGGCGGCAATATCGGCGTGATGATTATAGAGGTACGTGCCCGGACAAGATTTATTATCAAAATCGCGGTGTACCGTCATGTTTGCGCCGTTGAGATGGTACACGCGGGTGTTTTTGTCCGTGCTCCATACGAGTTTTTTGATGCCGTTGCGTTTGCAAATGTCCGCAACGAGGTTGATAAGCGCCGCGTACGCTTTGCCCGTCACGGCGTAAGGCTCCGACATATCGGATGCCACCTCAATCGTTACGGCGCGGTGATCGTTATCGGGAGACGAGCTGCACCAAGAGCGGTCGCGCTCCTCCACGTACATACCTACACGCCCATCGTATCCGATGCCGTAATTGGAGGATGCACCACGATTAGGATTGGCAAAGATGTTTCCGAGCGTCTCCACGCTCACCTGTCCAACCACGCAATGGATCGTGATTGTATCAATCGCGTGCTTTCTGGGGCTGTTTCTGTTGGGCGAGATACGAGTGTGATTTACAAGTGTGCTGTTTGTGTATGCCATTTAGTCCTCATCTCCTTTGTTGTTCGAGAGCTCTTTCAAAGCTTCTTCGTTCAGCTCGTTTTCCTTCGTTTCCTTCACGTTTTCCATTCTGCGTCCTCCTCTCTTAGTTGATTTCATCTTCATTTTTCTTGCATTTTTTTTATGATGTGAATTAGGTCGGCACGGCCGGATACACTTACGCTGTCGGCGTCGGTAAGCAGGGTGTTTGTGCCGCTTAACGCGGGGATGGGCTGTGCGCCTGCCGCGGTGAAGGGCACAGGCTCTGCAAGTCTGTATGCGACCTGCGCTCCAACCGTCGGATTTTTATCCGCGCTATAGACGTCTCTGTCACTAATCCACTCCCTCGGAATTGTCTCTCCAGCATAATTGTCGATAATTCCCCACGTCCGTTTTCCATCTCCTGTCACCGCGTCCACTTCTCCACCATACACGGTTTCGGGCAGGGTCAGGGTGTTGGTCTGACTGATGTACGGTTTGTAGGTGGTGGGGGCGGTGGTGCCTTCAACAGCTCCAATTTGGATTTGATAATCGTTGAATACTGTGCCATCTCGCCAGCATTGCAGCATAAAAATAAGCTCGGTTTCTATCAGCGCAGCATTGCTTGCAATATACTCATCAAGGTTTGTGCTCATTGTATCACCGCGGAAGTAATACACCAAATCCGTTGTGAACAGCGAATAGGCAAAAGTAATGCCGTCACCGCTTCCCAGAGAGGCACTTCCGCCCACCTTTTTGACGTACATGGTGTAGGTTTTTCCCGCAACCCAATGCAGCCGACACGTTCCAATCTCGATATTGCCTTTTCCAACAAGTGTACCGTTTAACGTAATATTTTTTTCTGCGTCTACTGTTATTTTAATGCCTGCAGAGGAATCATTTGTGCTTAAAAACTCAATAACATTCTCCCCGCACCGTTCGTCCATCACGCCGTCCCTGCCCTTGATGGGACGAATGTTTTCGGGGCTTGGTATTCCGCTCCCCTCCTGCGTAGGCCCCCAGCTGACAGTCACATCCAACGGATAGCCTGCCACAGGATAGCACACAACGGGGTTTCCGGTCTCCTCGATTGGAGGACATAAGGTGTCCACGATCTGCTTGCTGCTCCATGGGCTTGTGGTGGTGATGGCTGTGTCGTCAATTTTAGGTATTTCGTCAAGCTGCACCTTGACTGCGCTGATAGCGTCACCTGTGGCTTTTGCGTCAGCGGCTTCGCTCTCGTGGGTGAGGGTGGTGTCCAGTGCTACACGGCAGGGCCGGTGTCACCTTTAGGCCCCTGCGGGCCAGTTGCACCCGTTGGGCCTTGTTCGCCCTGCGGGCCCTGCGGGCCTACCGGCCCCTGCGGACCAGTTGCACCCGTTGGGCCTTGCGGGCCGACCGGGCCGATGGGTCCAGCGTCACCTTTAGGGCCTTGCACACCGTTAAATTTACCTGCATCAGCGTCATCACGGACGCTTTGAGCAACTTTTTGAGCTTGTTCAGCTTTGCTATCCGCTTCATTCGCTGCCGACAAAATCTGCTGTACCACGTCCGGCGTGGGTTTTGCTGGAGCGATCCCCTCCGTGCCCGCGCTTGCTGCCACACGATAGATTTGGCTCACGGAGATCTGCCGCACGCCGTCCGTGTATCCTGCAAACGTGAGCTCTCCCGTGCCTGCAACTGCAGTGGCCTCCGCAGGGACAGACACGTCATTATCCGATCCGAGGCGTATTTGCACGGATTCTCCTTTTGGCGGGTGGAAAGCGACGATAATATCGTAATCTACCCATTCGCCCTTACGCATCACGCGCAATTTCTCCACGCCGTAGCTTCCCTCCGTGCCGAGGCGAATCGGCTGTTCGGCACACTGCGCAGCGTATCCGTCCAATGTGATCTCATGCACAAACAATTTATATCACCTCTTTTCGGATTGTCCTTTATTGATCCGGAAAACCGTCGCCGTCCGTGTCGGGCAACTCCGGCAGACCGGCAACGCTTGTGAGGAGCGAAAGCACACCGGCGAGCGCCGACGCGCTGACGACCACGATCCAGTCCACCTCGCTGAGCACCGCAGAGGTGCCGATTGTCGCGACAGCGGTCTGCGCCACGGTTTTCACCGCACGGACGCCCGCGGCCTTGAGCCAACTTTTCCACTTCGTTTTTTTCATGGGTGATCCTTCCTTTCGATGTCCTCCAGGTCTGCAAGACGATGGTTTACGACCTTGATTTGCTCTTGTATTACGGGGATTTTTTCCGCAAAATTATTATGTTTTCGCACCTCCCGCGTGAGCTCTTCGATCTTCGCGTCCGTGATCGCCTGCGCGACCCGGAGCTTTTCTTCTGCGCGGCGGTTGCCGGCGACGTTGGTGATGATCACGCCGACAAGCGCGAGCCCGCCGGTGATGATCGCGACAAAAATCTCCTCCATCTTACCCCCTTAGCCGATGATCGAAAACGCCGGGCGAACGCCGGAGGCGGCGGAAGCGTCGTAGTAGACCGCATAACCGTAGCCGTCGGCACGGGCGAAAGCGGCAGCGGTAATAACGTCTCTCAACCACCAGTTATTACGGTTGCAAATACGGCTCGGCTCGTGCTGGAATAACGGCAACTGGGATTTCTCTACACGGTAGTTAGTCGGGACATTACCACCGTCAGAAACAGGAGAGAAAATACCACTGCCGTAGACCATCTGCTCGCACATAAGGTCAACCTCGGAGTCGTACCATGCGCCACTGGAAGCACGCCCATTCGCAACAGCGTTAGTCAGATAGAGTCGATGATTGAGCACATGGCCGCTGAACGCACTATTGATGGTTGTCTTAGCCTGCTCAAGATTTGCGGTGTACATCGCAGAACCAACATAACCGCCAGTGGTCGTATTGGTTCCGTTCATCATCGCATTGTACAGAACGGTGTCCGGCACGATAACCGCATGATGGGTAGTACAGTCCGTATCACCACTGTTAAGGTAGTAATCAAACGCCGCAATACGGTAGTTGACATTGCCGATAGTCCAGTAATCACCGATGTACAGGTCGGTAAAACTACCATCCGCAATAGCCGCCCATTGTGCGGCGGTCACGCTCGTACCGAGGTTTTTGCCGCGGTAGATGGAGTTATGCGCGCCGGCCCCGCTGGACAGTATGGCAAGCACAGGCGCCGCCGCGTTTTCCGCATTCGTTGCCGCGGTCTGCGCTGCCATTTTCGCGTTTTCGGCCGCAGCCGCGTCGTCGCTGGCGTTGTTGGCTGCCGTTTCTGCTGCAGTCTTGGCGCCTTCCGCGTCGCTTGCGCTGGTGGAGGCGTTGGTTTCGGACGTGCCCGCAT